AGGGTTGGATTACTTCAACCGTTTTATTGCGGGCGACAGATGACCGACCAACGCTCTGTCGAATGGTTTGCCGAACGCCTGGGGCATGTTACAGCGTCACGCATGTCAGACGTTCAGGCCAGCGAAGGAACCGCTGCAAGACGCAATTATCAGACGCAATTGATTGCGGAAAGACTGACTGGCAGGCAACAGGAATCGTTCACTAATCATTTTATGCAATGGGGGACTGACACAGAACCGCTGGCTAGAGCAGCGTATCAAGCGAAGCATGAACTGGTAGATGAAGTCGGGTTTGTGAAACACCCGCTGATTCTGTGGTTTGGCGCATCGCCAGATGGACTGGTCGGCAAGCATGGTCTAGTCGAAATCAAGTGCCCTGCAACATCTACGCACCTGGATTGGATGCTGGAAGGCAAAGTTCCAACAAAACACAAACCGCAGATGTTGGCGCAGCTTGCCTGCACCGGTCGCGCTTACGTTGATTTTGTGTCGTTTGACCCGCGATTGCCAGAAGATTTGCAGTTGTTTGTTATGCGGTATGAACCTAACGAAACGCTAATAAAGGAAACAGAAGATAAGGTAAAGAAATTTCTTGCTGAAGTAGAAAAATCAATCAACCTATTGAGAGGCTAACATGGCAGTTGTTTACGAAGTCATTGCTGCAACCGGAACCTACACAGGCAAAGACGGTCAGGAAAAGAAACGCTGGTCAAAACTCGGCGTTGTCTTGCAAGGCAAAAATGGTCTAAGCATGAAGCTAGACACTATCCCGACCGCTTGGGATGGCTGGGCAACGCTGGCAGAACCCAAGGCCAAAGAAGATTTGCCGTTTTAAGCAAACTGAGCAAGCGCAACATCGTACTGGTGCTTGCGCTCTGCTAAATGCAACTTGGCAGGCCCGTTGACGATGCGTGTTACCTTGTCCATGTCTCCGGCGTCTGCCGCTTCATTGCAGCCGTTAGTTTTCCAGAACCATCCAGCAGACAGAGCAGCGTATATCGGAGTCGCCAGCAATTCAGGTTCTTCGATGAAGTTGACACCTAGCGCATCGCCGCAAGCCTTATAGTTGGGCTCGTGTGTAATCTGAATCAACCCTCGACCGTGGAACCCGTTGTATAAAATCTGACTGAGTGCTTTCGGGTTTTTGGTAAACCCCTCTGCTGCTTTGGCGTCAGGAAACACACGCTTAAAGATGCTGGCAAGACGTTCCGGGTTGCTGTAGAACAGATTTTCCTCGACCGCTGATAGCCTGGCAGACTCAATCGAAATCGTTGCAAGAAATGCAGCGATTCGCTGCGGAGTGTTGATTTCAAACCGGTCCATAGATTGATTCAGCGGAGCAATATACTTCAGCGCATCCAGTTCGTTTGAGCCGGTCGCCGCTTTCAATTCGTCAATCGAAATCATGGTTGGCAACCCCTATTTTTTCATCAGGTCTTTTTGCTGCGAACTGTTAGAAGATCCCAGCCAAAAATTATAGACAGATGCGGTTTCTCTTGCTAAGACGCCCAACAACAGCATCATTACATCAGAACCGGTCAAAGACATATAGCCAAGCGCAGAACCTACCAACAGGCCAAAAAACCCGACAACCGTGACAGCAGACAACATTGCTGGCATTGGGCTTCGTGTCGCAATCTGCATTTGCCTGGCAGAATCGGTGTTCTTGACGTTTAGCTCAAACAGTTTGGTGTCGTTTGCCATCTTGGCAAGTTCACCGTTTTGTTCAAGCGCAGCAAGTTCTTGCTTTGCTTTAGCTGCCGCTTCTGGGTCAGGCAACACCCGATCTAGCAGCTTGCCGCCAATTTCAAGCAGCGCGGGTATCGGAATCATCTTTCTTGTCCTTCAGAAAATTTGCCGCAGCATACGCACCCTTGCGGCCTGCAATGCCGCCAACCGCGCCAATACAAAGCAGCATGACGTCTTTTAGGATTGCTAGAAACGCCTGGTCGATAGGGGATATTCGCTCTTTGTCCTGCTCGACAAACAAGACGCCACCAATAATCGCAATGACGCTAATCAACAAAATGCCTGCAAGCGTTAGCAGGATCGCTGCCCACACTCGGACCTCGATTTCCTCTGTTGACATTCTCATGTTGCAACACTCGCAAGAAAAAACATTAGGCAGACAATCCCAGCAGCACAACCAGCAATGTAGATCATTTGGATTGGTTGATGATAAACATGACGATGTGAAACAGAATCAGACCACCCAAAAACAGCACGACAGCAATCAACGCCCATTCGGTCGTTAGCGCAATGAACCGCTTTTTCCGTCGCTCGTGTTCGTAGATCATGCGTTCGCGCTGCAACTTGATATTTCGCCGCAGCATGATGAACTCGTTGTATCCATCCAGCCCCAGGTGATTGAGTTCACCCCAGGTAAACATATGCCGGATTTCTTCTTCCATCTGCCGAATCTGAACCTGGGCAGCGTAAGTGTCAAAGGCTTCAGCAGTAGCGGATTTGTCGAACGTTAGCTTTTTGAAGATTGATGGTTTAGTGTTGGCTTCGCCGCTAATCCATTCTTGAACGTCAGCAACAGCGCCAGCCCATTTGCCAAGCTGACTGAAAATATCTTGCGCCTCGCGTCCAACCGCGACTGCCTGTTTCAGACCGTTAAATACTGCCGTAGCGGTCGCCAGCGCGGTTATCGGGTCAATCATGTCTTTATGTGACTCACAGCCCAGGCAACAACACCACCTGCCATGCTTGCAATGGTCATACCCATCCAGAACCCGCCTTTGCCCTTGTTAGCCAATGCAACAAGTTCCTCTAGCTGGCGCTCCATCTTGTCGATCTTTTTGTCCATAGTTTGCACTCGCTCCCATAGGACACCGTACTTGATTGGATCGATTTCAGTTTCCATTTTGCATAGCAAGTTTGTTGGACAGTAGACGAACGTCGGTCGGCGCCAATTCTAATGCTTTGTCTAAAAGCTGAATAGCTTCATCTTTTAACCCTAAATTCCATGCGGCTATGCTGGCAAGATCCCAAGGCTTTTCGGTCCAAACGCTAGGGTCCATCGTATAGACAAGTGCCTTATCGGTGATTTGCAACGCAGACTTAGCAGCAGCATAGGATTCGGCCCACATACCAAGCCTATACGTCAGCATGGATAGCTCAACCCAAGGCTCCCTAGTGCCTGGTGCTTCTGCAACCGCCAACCGATACCATTTCAACGCTTCCCAGGTCTTACCTAGTTCCTCGTGCGCTTTTCCTAGCAACCGCATTGCATAGCAACGCTCATTTGGCCAGGTTGCTTCCGGCATGTCCAAATATTTGGACAAAGCAACGATTGATTCTTCCCAGCGTCCATAAAACGTTAGCTCTCGCGCATGATAAAAAGCGTTTCTAGGGCAGCGCGGATCTTCCTGGACCGCAAGTTCCAGCAGCGGCATGTATTGGCCCCGAGACTTTGTAGGGTCTGGGTGATGACTAACCAATAGCATATCGGTGTATGCGTAGACTTCGACAATTCTGCCATCTGATCTGGGGTATTCATGCACCGGGTGATGCCAATGGTAGCCGCGCCGATGATGGATCTTTTCGTAAAAAAAACTGATCCCACAGCCCCAATCAAATTTATACCGCAGTCTGGTGGTATCGGCCTGCCAGACTCGTTCAATCTCCTGCCGCCAGCCTGGTTCTAAAACTTCATCCAAGTCCAGCGATATGCACACATCGAAATCACCAGGAATCAGCGCAAGTGCTGTATCTCGCGCCTTGTCAAACCGCCAGGGCGACACGCAGATATTGTGAACCGTAGCCCCGCATTCCGCTGCCAGGCTTGCCGTGTTGTCTGTCGACCCTGTGTCAGCAATCAAAATCAGGTCAGCGTCTTTTGCTGACTCGCAAAACCGTCTGACGAACGATTCTTCGTTTTTGCTGATTGCATAGACCGCAATTTTTAGTGTCATGTGTTGTGTGCTTTATAGAATCAATTACGTTTCCAAACTTATTTAAGTTTTAGACTGCTATTGATCCATTCATATCTGGCTGATTCATTACCCAAGAATAACATTTAGCAAGAAACGTATCACCAGATTGCGCTTCAAGTTCTTCCAATGGAGCGTGATAGCGTCGTGTCGCTATTTCTCGAACTTCTTCATGTTGAGGAACAGTAGCAAATCCAGCAATGTCAATCATTACAGAAAATCGCATGTTGGGATGCACGTTTCTGGATAATGCAGCAAACATCACCCGAAAATATGCGCCCGGAAATGGAATGCCAAAATGCGAATCATGA